TGTCAGCAATCGTTGACCGCAGCGTGAGCGACCTTGTGCCCTACGCGGCGAACGCTAGGACTCACAGCGAGCAGCAGGTCGCCCAGATCGCGGCGAGCATCAAGGAATTCGGCTTTACCAACCCCATCCTCACGGACGGGGACAACGGCATCATCGCAGGCCACGGCAGGCTCATGGCAGCCCGCAAACTCGGCATGGAAACGGTTCCGACCATCGAGTTGTCGCACCTCACGCCCGCCCAGCGCCGCGCTTACATCATCGCGGACAACAAACTGGCCCTGAACGCAGGCTGGGACATGGACCTGCTCTCGGTCGAAATGGTGGGCTTGAGAGACGAGGGTTTCGATCTGTCCCTGATCGGATTCGGTGAGGACGAACTTGCAACGATCCTGGCGGTTAAGACCGAGGGCCTGACGGACCCCGACGAAGTGCCTGAGTTGACAGACGACCCGGTAACGAAGCCGGGCGATATCTGGCTGCTGGGCAAGCACCGTCTCATGTGCGGGGACAGCACGGTCGCCACGGACGTTGAGAGGTTGCTGGCAGGCGTAGCGCCGCACCTCATGGTCACGGACCCGCCTTATGGGGTGGAGTACAGCGCCGGATGGCGGAATGAGGCAATGCCGGAGAAGAACGACCCCAACCGATGGAAAACAGGCTCCGGTAGGGCTACCGGAGCGGTAATGAACGACGACCGCTCTGACTGGTCCGAAGCCTATGCGCTGTTTCCCGGCGACGTGGCGTATGTGTGGCACGCTGGGAACAAGGCGCACACGGTAGCCGACAGCATGGAAGCAAACGGCCTGAACATCCGAGCGCAGATCATCTGGGCCAAGAATCAGTTTGTGATCGGGCGCGGCGACTATCACCCGCAGCACGAACCCTGCTGGTATGCAGTACGCAAGGGCAAGAAGGGCCACTACGGCGGCGGTAGGAAGCAATCGACCGTCTGGAACATAGACAAGCCCCGCAAGTCCGAGACAGGCCACAGCACCCAGAAGCCCGTCGAGTGCATGAAGCGCCCCATTGAAAACAACAGCAGCCCCGGCCAAGCGGTCTACGAACCGTTCAGCGGTTCAGGCACGACGATCATCGCCGGCGAGATGACAGGACGAGCGATCTACGCAATGGAACTCAGCCCCGCCTATGTGGACGTCGCCGTGAAACGCTGGGAAGCCTTCACCGGCGAGCAGGCGACACTGGAAGGAAGCGGGGAGACATTCCCGACTATAAAAGCCGATGCCGCCTAAAAAGATCACCTGCCCCACATTCAAGCCAACCGACGACGAGCGGAAGATGGTTGAGCAGATGATCGCCGTGGGAATTCCGCAGGAGAGCGTTGCGCGGGTCATCCGGGGTGGGATCGACCCCAAGACGCTCCGCAAGCATTTCCGCGAGGAACTGGACACGGCTTCAACAAGGGCCAACGCCAAGATCGGCGGGACGCTGTTCAACAAGGCGATCAACGGCGACACCACGGCAGCAATATGGTGGACCAAAACCCGTATGGGCTGGAGCGAGAAGCTACAGGTCAGCGGTGAGATGGCCCACAGTTACGTCGCGCGCCTTCCCATGCCCGCTGAAGACACGGACGAATGGCGCAAACAGCACGCGCCGACGACACATTAACGGTCGTTTGGGAGCCGCAGAAAGGCCCGCAGACCGCCCTCCTCCGCTGCCCGGTCTTCGAGGTTTTCTTCGGCGGCGCTCGAGGTGGTGGGAAGACCGATGGGATGCTGGGCGATTGGCTCAGTCATTCGGACCTCTACGGCGAACACGCCATCGGATTGATGCTGCGCCGGGAGCGGACGCAGTTGGTCGAGGCCATCGAGCGGTCCAAGGCCATCTTCACGCCCCTGGGTGCGAAGTTCAGCGAGCAGGACAAGCTCTGGCGGTTCCCCAACGGGGCGCGGTTGCGCTTCGCCTATCTCGACCGTGACGCGGACGCAGAGGCGTACCAGGGCCACAGCTACACGCGGGTCTACATCGAGGAATTGACGAACTTCCCCAATCCGGGGCCGGTTCTGAAGCTGATGGCGACCCTGCGTTCGGGAAAGGGCGTCCCCTGCGGCTTCAGGGCCACGGGCAACCCCGGCGGCGCTGGGCACCAGTGGGTGAGAGAGCGGTATATCGAACCCAACCCCCAGGGCTGGGAAGTGATTGCCGAGGAATTCGAGAACCCGTGGTCGCATGAGGTCGTGACGCGGGAGCGGGTGTTCATCCCTTCTCGTCTTCAAGACAACCGCTATCTGGGGCCTGACTACGTCGCCAACCTGCAGATGGCCGGCTCGGCCGAATTGGTGAGGGCTTGGCTTGAAGGCGATTGGGACGCCATCGAGGGCGCGTTCTTCGATGGATGGAGGCCTTCGAAGCACATCATCGACCCGTTCGAGATACCCGACCACTGGCTGCGCTTCCGGGCCTTCGACTGGGGTTATGCGGCCCCGTTCTCCGTTGGGTGGTGGGCCGTGAGCGACGGCGACGAACTGCCCGATGGCCGGGTCTACCCTCGGGGGTGTCTGGTCCGCTACCGCGAATGGTACGGGGCGGAGAAGGCGAATGTGGGCTTGAGGATGGATGCCGAATCCGTCGCCAGGGGCATCTTGGACCGCGAGAGAAAGGCCGGAGAACATCACAAGCCCAACGGTGGCGGGCCGACGATCCAATACGGCGTTGCAGACCCCTCGATCTTCCGCCAGGACGGCGGGCCTTCGATCGGTGAGAGGATGATTGCCGCAGGCGTCAACTGGCGGCCGGCGGACAACGCCCGCATAGCGAGGCTGGGCGCCTTGGGCGGCTGGGACCAGATGCGGGCGCGCATGAGGGGCGAGGAAGACGGCCCCATGATCGTCTGCTTCCACACCTGCACGGACAGCATACGAACGATCCCCCTGCTCCAGCACGACCCCGACAGGGCCGAGGATCTGGACACGGAACAGGAAGACCACGCGGCGGACGAATGGCGTTATGCCTGCATGTCCCGCCCCTATGTGCGCAAGGCCCCGGAGACGGTGGCCCCGCGTTTCCCGGTAGACCGAACCTTCGATGAAATGCGCAAAGCCGTATCCCGGCGGCGCAAGGAGATGCGATGACCCTTCCCTTCATTCCGTCCGGCGCAACCAAGAGCCTGAGTGCTTCGGGCACGAGCGCAAGCGTTGCCCTCACCGGACCCGGCCGTAGCGCCAGTGTTCGCATCGTGAACGCGGGGCCGAATACCGCTTTCATCCGCTTCACCGCGACCACCCCCACCGCCGTCACCACCGACATGCCGATTCTGCCGGGCACGGTCGAGATCTTCGACATGCCGGAGTCGGCGGCCTATCTGGGGGCGATTTGCGCGAGCGGGAAGACCGCCACGCTCTACGCCACGACCGGGCAGGGCGTCTGATGCTAAGGGCCGCGACATTCCTGGGCGGGACGGTCCCGAACGACACCACGTTCGAGGGCCGCCTCGGCTCCACGACGACGAACTCGGGCGCGCAGTTCAATTCGCAGACCACGAGTTCCAGCGACGCCGCGATCCGCATCTACAACAACAACGCATCCTATACCGGCAACTCTATCGACCAGATCATCCGCCGCGCTGCGAATGCAGCCTTCAACGCGATTCTGTCGAAGGTGAACGACGGCGCGGATGCGATCTTCAAGGTCACTGGTGCGGGCGAGGCCACTTGCGACGGTTCATTCACTGGCGGTGGCGCTGACCATGCCTGGATGAACGAATGGGCGGACGGCAACCCCAAGGGCGAAGACCGGGTCGGTTACACGGCGGTCATTGACGAGAAAGACCCGTCGAAGATCCGTCTGGCGAAGAAGGGCGACACCCCCCGATACGTCGTCATCGCCCCCGAGACCGCGACGACCCTCTCGAACGCTTCCCCGATGGGTTGGCATGGCAAATGGGCGCGTGACGACTTCAAGCGCCGGATCGAGGAAGAGGTCGAGGTCGAGGAAGTCACGGCCAATGTGGACGGGGTCGAGGTCAAGGAACGGGTGAAGATCGCGCGCCTCAAATACGCCAAGGACTATAACCCCAATCGCAAGCAGACCCCCCGCACCGAGCGCCCTGAATGGGCCGCCTGCTCCCGTATGGGCATGGTGCGTATCCGCAAGGGCCAGCCCGTCAACAAGGCGTGGGTGAAGCGCAGGGATATCTCCGATTCCGTCGAGGAATGGGAACTCTAGCGTGAGCGAATTGGAGGTCTCGACCCTCGAAACGCCGGAAGACGCGGGCAAGGGCGACAAGGGCCGCGTGGCCCGTTGGCTGGCCGAGATCGAGTCCGCGTCGAAGACGGAAAAGACATGGCGGGAGGAGGACGCCAAGAAGGCCGTCGAGCGGTATCGGGACGAGAAGGGCAAGAAAAAGAACGTCTTCAATATCCTCTGGTCCAACGTCCAGGTGATGAAGCCGTCGCTTTATGCCCAGACCCCGACCCCCATCGTCTCGCGCCGTTTCAAGGACGCCGACCCCGTGGGCCGGGCCTTGGCCGAGGTCATCGAACGCGCGCTCTCTTACACCACTGACCAGCCCGGTTACGATTTCGACCACACCGCCTCTCTTGCCGTGCTGGACATGCTGCTGCCCGGGAGGGGAATCGTCCGTGTGCGCTACGAGCCGACAATCGACACGATCACACCTCGGATCGAGGTCTCGCTGTCCGAATACGGCCCCCAGCGCGCCGACACGATGGAGTCTGTCGAGGAATACGAGGCCGACGAACAGGGCGCTTTCGTCAACGGCGACCCCTATGACGAGACGGTCGAACAGGTTGTCTATTGCGAGGCCGTGCAGTGGGACGGTTTCAGGCGCGGGCCGGGCAAGACCTGGGAGGATGTGTCCTGGATCGCCTTCGAGCACCAGATGACCCGTGCCGAACTGGAGGATGCGTTCGGGGAGGTCGGGGGCGAGATCAGTCTCGATATCGAGATCGACAGCAAGGAAGGCGACGACAGCGAGATATTCAAACGCGCCCGGGTCTGGGAGATTTGGGACAAGGACGACCGCGAGGTTCTGTTCATCGCGCCCGCGCACAAGGAAGCGCCGCTGAAGCGCGAAAGCGACCCCCTCGGTCTGACGGGCTTCTTCCCCATTCCCCGCCCCCTGATGGCCCTGGAAACCAGCGATAGCTTGGTCCCGGTCACGGATTATTCGCAGTACGAGAATCAGGCAGAGGAACTGAACCTCATCACGTCCCGGATCAATAAGATCGTGGACGGGTTGCGGTTGCGGGGCGTCTACGACTCGACGATGGCCGAACTCGACCGGCTGTTCAATGAGGACGACAACACCTTCGTCCCCGCCGAAAACGCGGCGCAGTATGTCGCGTCGGGGCGGAAGATCGAAGACGGTATCTGGATGATGCCGATCGACCGGGCGGCGGCGGTCCTGCGGGAGTTGTACGTCCAGCGCGAGGCGCTGAAGCAGACGATCTTCGAAATCACGGGCCTGTCCGACATCATCCGGGGCGCTTCCGACCCGAGGGAGACGCTGGGCGCGCAGCAGATCAAGGCGCAGACCGGATCGACCCGCCTGCGGGACCGGCAGAGGGAGGTTCAACGCTTCCTGCGCGATCTCATGCGCCTGAAGGCCGAGATCCTGGCCGAGCATTTCGAACCCGCGATCCTGGCCGAGATGACGGGGCTGCCGCCGGAACTCGTGGCGTCCGCCGTCCAGATCATGCGGAGCGACAAGCTGCGCGGCTACCGCATCGACATCGAGACGGATTCGACCATCGCCGCCGACCTCGCCGCCGAGCGCGAACAGGTCACGGAATTGCTGGGCGGCATCAACCAATTCCTCACGGGCATCGGCCCCGCCGTGCAGGCTGGCTTTGTGCCGATGGAGGTTGCGAAGACCCTGCTTCTCTCCGCCATCCGCCGCTTCCGCATGGGCAGAGAGGTCGAAGACGCCCTGGAGAGCATCGGCAACCAGCCCGAAGGCCAGCCCAACCCGCAGGCCCAGGCAGAGGCCGCACAGGCGCAAGCCGATCAGCAGGCGTTGCAGATGAAGCAACAGGTCGATGCCGCGAAGGCGCAGGCCGACATGGCGCAGGCGCAAGCCCAGGGCCAGAAGGTCCAATCCGAAGCCGAACTCGCCCAGGTCGAGCATCAGACGAAGATGGAACGGTTGCGGATGGAAGCCATCGAGAACGCCACCGCGCATCAGGTGAAGATGGCGCGGATTCAAGCGGAAGCGCAGGAGACGGAGAAAGCGGCATGAGACGCCGATTCATCCACAGCGGCCAAGGTGTCGTTGAAGTCGTGAACCAAGGCCGGGGCCGCAATCCCGGCCCCTTCATTTCCGGGGATTACAAGCCCTACGACTGCCCGATCACCGGCAAGACCGTGGACGGCAAGCGCGAGCACCGCGAGAACCTTGCCCGCCACGGCTGCCGGATCTTGGAAAAGGGTGAAGTCGAGTGGCACCGCAAGACGGCGGACGAATACCGGACGCGGGAAATCGAGCGATTCGTTGACCGCGCCATATCCGAAACAGCGAAAGAGATGACCTGATGGCCGAAGACAAGGACTTCGATCTGGACGAGGCGTTGAACACTTCCCTGGCGGAACTGGAAGCCAAGGAATCGGGCGAAGAGGTCAAGGCAGAGACAACCGAAGACGCGGATCAGGTCGGGGACGAAAAGGCCGAAGACCCCAAGGACAAAGCCGAAGCTGGCGCCGATGACGGCGACTCCGGCGAAGACATTACGGACCAGGGAACCAATGCCGAGGACGAGCCTGCGGACCCGCAGCCTCTCGACCCGCCGGCAAGGTGGTCCGCCGAGGATAAGACGGCATTCGCCGCGCTCCCTCGCGAGGCACAGGAAGTTGTGCTGAAGCGCGAGCGCGACAGAGACGCCGAATTTACCCGGAAATCCCAGGAGTACGCCGAGAAGGACCGCCGCTGGCAAGGCGTCGAAGCTGTCCTTGGACCTCGCCGTCAGACGTTCGCGATGGAAGGACTGAACGAAGAGCAGGCATTGGGCCAGCTTTTCGCCATCTCCGACTTCGCGACGAAAGACCCTGCGAGTTTCATCCGATGGTTCGCGCAGCAGCGCCAGGTCGATCTCTCGACACTGACCCCCCAGGCCGCCGACGAATACATCGACCCGGCGGTCCGATCCCTGCAACAGCAAGTTCAAACCCTGACATCGACCCTCACCAGCCAGGAGCAGGCCCGCGCACAGCAGGCCCAGGCCCAGGCCATGGCCGAAATCGAGGCGTTCAAGAACGATCCTTCGCACCCCCATTTCGAGAGCGTCAAAGAGCATATGGGCGCTCTCTACGCGGGCGGGAAAGCGACATCGCTTCAGGATGCCTACGACCAGGCTGTCTGGGCCAATGCGGAGACCCGCGCGCTTCTTATCGAGGAGCAGCAGCGCGAGGCCCAGGTCAAGGCGGAAAAGGACCGGAAGGAGCGCGCGGAAAAGGCCAAGAAGGCCGCCGGCGTGAATATCAAGTCCAAGCCCGCCGACGCCAAGGCCACGCCTCCCAAGGACTGGCGAGACACCGTCGATCAGGTCGCGAACGAACTCGCAGGGGCCTAGCAACCCCATTGTGAAGGAGAGAGGCCATGACCTCCCCCAACAGCACCTTCACGGAGATCGTCACCACCACGCTTCGCCGGCATCCCCGCGCGATCGCGGACAACGTCTCCGAACACAACGCTTTGCTGCGCCGCCTCGGCCAGCGCAAGCGCACCGAGAAAGTCGATGGCGGCTACGAGATCGTCGAGCCGCTGGACTACGCCGAGAACAGCACCTATCAGCGTTACTCGGGATACGACACGCTGAACGTGCAGGCGTCCGACGTTCTGTCGGCGGCCAAGTTCGACTGGAAGCAGGCGGCGGTCCATGTCACCGCGTCCGGTCGCGAACTGCGCCAGAACTCCGGCAAGAACCAGATCGTGAATCTGGCGAAGGCCCGCATGACCAACGCCATGCGGACGGCGCGCAACAACATGGCGGCGGATGTCTATTCCGACGGCAGCGCGTCGAATCAGGTCAACGGCCTTCAGGCCCTTGTCGCTGACGCCGGCACCGGCACGGTCGGCGGCATCGTCTCCAGCACCTATACGTTCTGGAAGAACATTGTGCAGTCGGCGGCCTCGCCCCTTCAGGGCGGCGGGTCGATCACCCCGGCGAAAGGCACGATCCAGAGCCTCATGCTGCCGCTTTGGCTGGCCCTGACGCGCGGTTCGGACGCCCCGGACCTCATCATGGCCGATGACACCTACTTCACCTACTACGAGGAATCCCTGACCGATCTCAAGCGGTACACGGACAACCAGGAGAAGGCGCAGGGCGGTTTCATCACGCTGAAGTACAAGACGGCCGATGTCGTTTACGACTCGTCCGCCTCCGGTATGCCGG